CTTAGAGTGTATATTGATATACGCTTGTACCCATCGCTACCCGGAAGGGTAACAGACGGTACAGATTTACCGGATCTATCCACTTTATGTGGTGTGGCACTATCATCAAGCGGCCCCCAAAAAGGGGAGCTACCGTTTGACGGTGTCTCGGCAATTCGCGGCGCGTTCTCACGAACGTACTGCGAATAACAGGGAAGTACATTATCACCCGGCATGTGTTTAGCATGCTTACGTGTTACTTTGACAAAAGTGTCAAAAGTGTACCCACCAAACCCTCTGGACCTTAGGTGAGGTCGAACGGCGCCTTCCAAAAGAAGGTGACCATCGCCATAACCATCGGGACCAAAGAGTCGAAGATGCCTGGGAATTAACCCAAGTACCTTAGACGCGCTTTCGAAATCACAATTTCTATAATAGAAATTATGAAGCAGGAAGAGAAACTCCCCACTAACCCAATTGCGCGCATAGAAAGGACGTACATCAAATCCGAAGTAATAGTCCTTCCCGCAAGATTCACGGAAAGGACCACTCCAGTACGATTTGTCACTATTAAGAGTGAAACCAGTGCTTCTCAGCACATCTCTTAATAATGGAACCGCACCAACACCTACGATTATGTCATCACCGTAAACGCTAACGCGTCTATCGGAGATGGCACTATAATGGACACTAGCTTCCGCCAGGGCCCAGAATAGTAAGGTCTGTAAAGGGAAAGTAAAACCATTCCCCATCGACGAGAATTTATGTAACTGCACAACCGATCCGTTATCGCTAACGGTCGGCGTGCGGCATAAACTCAGCGCCGCAAACCATTCGTAAGGAAGGAGTGAAGCCACAAACTCAATGCTTATCGAGTCTGAGGCCATAGACAGGTCGAGTGTTGCTAAAGCACCCGTAAGAGAACCTTCGCGAGCCAGAGTTTGATTTCTGCTCTGATCACGAGTGTCCTGCCCAATGCGGCGCAACCGTTCGGCAATGTAACCGCCAAACCCACCCTGAACTAAGGAGTTCAAAGTTGGTTCCGTCATAACAGTACGGAACGTTTTCGCATTCTTCGGCACAAAACTGATCCTTCCGTCCATCAATTGAAGACAGAGATCAGACACTTCATATTCGCCATCGTCCGCCATTTCGACGGATTTAAAACGAGTATGTAACCCCAGATAATGGGGTAGCTCCTGATAAAGAACAGGAACAAGTGGAAGCATATTTGTGCTACACGACGGTACGGCGCTCAACTTGATACGAGCGCACGCATTTCTTTTTCGTACCGAGGTCGTTGCTCCAGGCCCAAACTTCAAATCCAGCGATGAAATGCTGGGAACAGGTCCTAACACTTCCGCAATTTTACGTTCAGCGCGTTTAAGTACGCGACTGACGTCTGATGTAAAACTAAAATCATCAGAAGCAGAAAGGTTAAAGAGTCTGTTCGTCCGAAGACATTCTAATTCAGACTTGTAAAAGTTGGCTCGAGCCACAGCTTCCTTGTCAACACCAATGTCCAAGTCACCCAGCTTCGTGAAGAAGCCGAGAGCTTGACGCATATGTAAAACTGTATTGACGGTGTAACCGTAACTATAGTCAATCTCATACGCGCACAACTCGGCAAACCTCCTTTCGCGAATTAGCATCGAAAGAAAGTCTGCGTCGCTGCCGGCACGCCGGCAGTGCGCAAGAGCGAGATCCGAAAGAATCTCAATACTTTGGGAATCAGGTAACACCTCATCCCACGAGCTTAAATTAAGCATATAATCTCCATAAGAGCATAACGTGAAACGTTAACGAGAGCTTACACCTCCAAAATGGAAATGCTTCACCCTCAAAAGGGTACCTTACGTTGGCATTACGAGCATATCAAACAGCTCTGCCAACGGGCCGGCCGTGATAACTGGGGTAGTCGTCGAAAGATTATTCCGAACGTTACTTGCCAGCTGTTTCACGATCCTCCGAGAAGTCGGAGTTCCACGCGTACTAAAGTAGCCGACAGATTCGTCGGTGTCTACGTACGCGATCTTCGGCGCTGCGGTATAACCCGCAGCATTCTGTCCAGTAATCGATTCCATTACAGGGATCTCAACCCGACAGGCAACCCGAATGATACCGCTCGGAAGCTTGCGCTTCTTCATGGTAATCACTCCTTGAGCTTCATAAGGGAGAGCGGCGTTCTGCTCTCTCCAAATGGCGACGGTCTCAC